CTGGCGCAGGGGTAGTCACTGATATTACTATAAGCGGCTTGGCTACTGGCAGAGAAGATGCGGCTTTAAATCTTGGATATGGAGGAGGCTTCTATGGTACTGGATACTATGGTACAACGCGCCCAAGTACTGGCACATACAGTGAAGCAACGACATGGTCATTAGACAATTATGGAGAGTTTCTAGTTGCTTGCCACTATGATGATGGCAGACTTTTAGAATGGCAACTTAACCCAAGTTCGAATGCCGCAGTTATTTCAAACGCACCAACAAGTAATTTGGGCTTGATAGTTACTGAGGAAAGATTTTTGTTTGCATTAGGCGCAGGGGGAAATCCAAGAAAAGTTCAATGGTGCGATAAGGAAAACAATACTCAGTGGACGCCTGCGGCAACAAATGAAGCAGGGGATATTTTATTACAAACCTCTGGTCAAATTATGCAAGCAGTTAAGACTAGAGGCCAAACATTAATCATTACTGATTTAGATGCTCACAGTGCAAAATATCTAGGGCCACCGTATGTCTACGGTTTCGATCGGGTTGGCACAGCTTGCGGTGCTGTTTCAAGAATGTCGGCAATAGATACTGATATGGGTGTGTTTTGGATGGGGCAACGCGGCTTTTATCGCTTCGATGGTAACTCCGTTTCTGAAATTAAATGTGAAGTACACGACTATGTATTTGATGATTTAAACACAAACCAACAATCTAAAATTTGGGCGTTCAATAATTCAGAATTTAGCGAAATATGGTGGTTTTATCCATCTGGTGGTAGCACAGAAATAGATCGTTATGTTGCTTATGATTTACTAGAAAATCACTGGCTAATTGGAAATCTGAGCAGAACTAGTGGGACACCCAGAGGTGTATTTAGACAGCCTTATTTAAGCGGTGAAAAAGCAGAAACAATTACTTATAATGTGACAGTCGCAAACGATGGAGGAAATAAATATTACATTTCTTCTTATTCTGGTTCTGCGCCAACACTGACCTTAAAATCTGGCAATACTTATATATTTGACCAATCGGATGCCAGTAATAGTGGACACCCTTTTAGGTTTTCAACAACTTCAGATGGAACTCATGGGGGTGGGTCAGAGTATACAACAGGGGTAACTATTGTTGGAAGTACTACGCAAATCGTAGTATCTGACACAACTCCTAATTTACATTACTATTGCACAAACCATTCTGGCATGGGTGGCGCAGCAAACACAACTAGCGCGGTTACTATTTATTCTCACGAAACAGGTTTAAATTATGATAGCGGTTCTGTATTTTGCGAAACTGGCCCTATATCTATTGGCAATGGTGATCAAATTGCCAGAGTGACTGAGGTGATACCCGACGAGAAGACAGCCGGAGACGTTGACTTAAAATTTAAGACACGCTTTTATCCTAACGATACCGAGACGACACACGGCCCATTTAATCCAAGCAACCCAACTTCAGTGCGATTTAGCGGTAGGCAAGTTAGAATGCGTGTCGAGGGTGACCAGTTAGCGGCTTGGCGTGTTGGCACAATGCGTCTTGAGACGAAAGCAGGGGGCAGACGATAATGCCCGTCATACCGCCAGTCATTGGTTTTGATATTAGGCAGTGGGGCAGGGAGCTAAACCTATACCTAACGAGAAATTTGGGGAGGCTGTTTTTTAAGACGTCCGACGACAACCCGTCTGACGACGGTATTTTTTTATGGGATGATGTTAATAGTTATCCCGTCGTTAGTCACAATAATGCTTTTCGACAAATTGCTATGAAACACGCAACTCCTCCGGCGAACACCGGATCTGCGGGTGACGTTACGGGCATGATTTCTTGGGATACGAATTACATTTATGTATGTGTAGGAAATTATAACGGGTCTTCAGTTATTTGGAAAAGAGTGGCTCTTTCTACATGGTAAATCGTGGGGTGGATAAATATTGAATAATGTTGTAGAATTTCCGTTAAAGTCGGGCGTTTTTGTTAAGCCGATTGTCGAGGATGATATCGATGCGTACATCGAGAAAATTATACCTATGATAAAACCGGCGGTAGATAAGAACGAACGAAACGTATCGATAGATAATGTTGTCGAGGATATTTTAGATACGCGCTCTTTAATGTGGGCAGTATACATAGAGGACACGCTCTCAGCCGCTTTTACCACAAGCGTCGTATTGCACCCTCAAAGAAAAACATTGTTTATAGAGTTTATGGGTGGTGTGAATATGACGGTTTGGATGAAAACTGCTTTAGAAGTTTTAAAAAAACTCGCTAAAGATGGCGGGTTAGATGGTATAGAGGCAGATGGACGCGTAGGTTTCTCAAAGATAGCCAAGGACAACGGCTTTCGGGAAATGTACCGACATTTTGAGATGGAGATTAAAAAAAGTGGGTAGCAAGTCAGAGACACAAACAGCCACAATGGACCCTATTCAACAGGAGTACATTACTGGCACACTTTTACCTTTTGCAAAAGGAATAGCCGAAACAGGGTTTAAACCTTTTGAGGGTGATCGAGTCGCGGGTATGACCGATATGCAAAAGGAGGCCATATCGGGTTACGGAGCCTTAACAATGCCAAGCGAAATAGGCGAGGCGACAGATATATATCGCACTATGGCTACCAGAGATCCTGCCGCTAGAGAGGCAGACATTGCGTCTTATACTCAGGCGTACACCTCAAACATAATAGACCCAACTATGGCAGCTATGGAGCGCCAGAGAGCTAAGCAGCGCGTCGGAGAGGAAGCCGCAGCTATTAGATCAGGAGCTTTCGGCGGTGATCGGAGGGCTGTTCTGGAGGGCGAGCGTCAAGGCGAGTTTGAGGCTCGCATGGGGCAGACGCTTGGACAGTTACAAGCGCAAGGCTATCAAAGCGCTGTGCAACGTGCATCCGCAGAAGACGCGGCACGCATGGCGGCTGCAAGCGCAATGGCGGGCGGCGGGTTGCAAGGGCTGAAAGCTGAGCAAAACATTTTAGGCGCACAGATGACAGCCGGAGAAGCGGGTCGAGCTTTATCTCAGCAAGAAATGGACGCAGCTTACGACCAGTATCTTGCTCAAATGCAGTATCCTTTGACACAGTTTGGAGTGCTAAGCGGAGCGGGCCAGGCGTTTCCTGCGGGTATCGGCACAACTGTGGGGACAACAAGCGACCCGATGGGCGGATTTGGAAGGGTATTATCTGGCTTAGGCTCATTTGGCATGGGCGGCGGTATGGGAATGTTTAGTTAATAGGGGCTAAAAATGATTACTTTAACAGAGCAAATGATTAGAGACTTTGGACTTACCGGCGCTATGGCGGGTGAGATAGCTACTCCTGAAGACATTGCCATAATGAACGCGGTTCAACCCACAGACTCGATGTCTGCTTCGCTACGGCCTAAGATTAGACCTGAAGCTTCCACGGGTGGTCAGACGATTCCTACCCCTCCCCCAGTTACAGGAACAGCGCCAACAGGCGCTTCGTCTGGCCCATTTAACAATTTAAACGAAGACCAGAGAAGGCTTTTTAGATTTGCGGCTATTAGAGATGCGGGTATGGCTTTGCAGGGTAAAGAAGGAAATGCTGTAGCAACCCTAATGGGCGACTTTACTAAGAGAGCGGATATGGCTCGCAAGGCTAATGCAGCCGCATCTTTAAAAAGCGCTAAACAGCAACAAGGCGCTGCGCTTATGGGTATGCTCGGTATGGGCGGCGAAGGTACAGGCGGTTTAGAAGATAAAAGACAGGCCATAATCATGGGCATGGTTACCGGCGCAATAGAGCCACAAATTGGAAACGCTTTGCTTGGCGATATAGAGAGACAACTTGGTGTACAGAAAGAAGTATTCAGTAGCTCAAGGTTAATTAGCGGAATTGATCAGTTACTTGCAGATCCGGCGTTAGCACAAGGTCTAGGTATTGAAGGGTTTTTAAGAAAACCTCTAGCAGATCTTGGTTTAGATGAAGATACAGCAAGAGTAAGAGCTAGAATCGATCAAGTTAGAGGCGATGTATTCCTGTCAGCATTTGCAACTCTAAAAGGTGGTGGCCAGATTACTGAGCTTGAGGGTACAAAAGCTGAGCAAGCGCAAGCTAGATTAAGCACTGCACAGTCAGAAGAAGATTTTAGAGTCGCTCTTAATGAATTAAAATTTTACACTGAATTAGGTATTCGCCGCATGAAAGGCGAAAAAATACCGGAAACTTTATTTGAAGATTCCCAAGCAAATGATCCTCTCAATATACGGAATTAAATGATGGCGTCAAAAATTGAACAGCTAAGAAAACAATATCCTCAGTATAATGATATGAGCGATGATGAATTTGCTAAAGCTTTTCATAAAAATTTTTACAGTGATTTAAAGTATGACGACTTTGCTAAAAAGTTAGGGGTCGGCTCATCTATGGCGCCGTCTGGAATGGAGATTGTACAGTCATATGACGACGGTGGTCGCATTGTGAGAAATATTAAAACGGGGAAAGAGTCCTACGTCTCTGATGTTTATGCCACCAGTGATCCTGCCGATATTGCAAACATAAGAGCCGCAGATGGAGACGCCGCAAAGGTTTCTAAACGTGGCTTTGCTCAAGATATAATTGATCAGGTAGGAGAAATACCCGCAAGAGCGGCAAGCGCTATAAAAGGTGTGCCGTTCATTGGGTCATATGCTGATGAAGCTATCGGCGCCCTTTTTGGTCAAGATGCTGCATCAGCTACAAGAGCCGCGCAAGAGGCTAGAGAAATATTGGCGCCAAAAACTGTTATGGCGTCAAGAGGAGCCGTAGGATTAGCAACTGCGGTTCCGGCGGCTTTAGCAGCGCCATCAATGGCGCTTGCTCCGTTAGGTACTTCACTAACATCTAGGATGATTGCGGGTGCGGGTTTAGGCGCAGCCGGAGGAGCTTTAGAGGGCGCTATATACGGATCTGGAGAGGGTAGAACTAGAGAAGAGAGAAAAGATCAGGCAATTAGCGGTGGTAAAGTAGGCGGCGCTTTTGGCGGTATATTAGGGCCGGCGCTTCCTTTAGCCGGCGCAGGAATAGGCGCACTTCGAGGTAGACGTGTATCAGCCCCCGCAAGAGCCACGCAAAAAGAGCTAGGCATAAAAGGGCAAGCGACAGATCTTCTAAGCGCTGCGGCTCGAATGGATGAGCCTATGGCGGCCGCAAACATGGCAAGGGCCGGTCAATACGGCTCACTGGGCATGATGGGGCCATCAACCAAAAACTTGCTTGACTTAGCCGCAGCATCTACAAGCGAGGGCGCAGCAAGAGCTAGGCAGAATATCGAAGAGTTAGCCGGTGATGCGGGTAGACAATTTGATGATCTATTAAACGATAGTTTTGGTGGGCCTGAAGCAGCGTTAAAAATTCAAGACAATTTGATGTCGTCAACAGCCGGAGTAAGATCTGATGCTTATGATGCAGCATATGATCAAGCTATTGATTATGCGTCGCCTAATGGAATTGAATTAGATAATTTACTTAAAAGAGTAAAACCTTCTGTTTTAAAAAATGCAGAAGACTTAATGAGAATGGAGGGAAGAGAAAGTCCTCAAATATTTGTTAAGCTTGATAAGGACGGTAATGTAAAAAGTTTTGGTCGCAAACCTGACGTTGAGCAAATTGATTATATTACTCAAGCATTAAATAATGTTAGCCCGACAGCCCCCCGACAAGATATTGCCGTCGCTAGAAACTTAGCGAGTAAAATTAGAAAATCTTTAGATAAGCAAATACCTGAATATGCTGCGGCTAGAGATATAGCCGGTGATGTGATTAGTATTAGGGAAGCTATAGATCTTGGTACTGATGTATTTAGCAAGAAAGTAACTCGATATGATTTGCAGAAAGCTGTTTCTGATATGGGCGGGGCAGAGCTAAACGGCTTGAAACAAGGTGTAAGAAGTTACATCGATGAAATTATGGCTAACGCTAAGGCGTCGATAACAGATCCTAATCAGGATGCTAGAGAGTTAATTAAGCCTATCAAAGATCTTATGTCTAGAAGCGGTCGAGAAAAAATTGAAACAATACTTGGCAAAGATGTGGCTAAAGAATTTAACAGGCAAATTGACGAAGTATATTCAGTAATGAATATGCGTGCCGGAGTAGCTCAGCAAACCAAAACAGCCGTTAGGCAGATGGCTAAGGAAACCGCAGAAGACGCAATAGATCCAAGCTTACTAGGTTTAATCGGAGAGCGAGGCGCTGTAGGTGGGATAGCTGAAAAGTTTAGACGTCAGCTTGGTGATCAACCATCTAAGAACCAACAGTTTAGGGCGTTGATGGGTGAGATAGCTGAGCCATTAACAAGGCAAGCAGATCTAACCACGCTCACACGTCAAATGGATGATTTAAGAAGAGCCGCGCCTCAGCTACAAAGAGCCGACGATATATACGAAACCGGTAAAAGTCTCGGAACTCTCGGCGCGACTAGCTTAACTCCGGCTATGCAGTCTTTGCTCGGCTACCGTTAACCTTCTTAGAAGCCGTAGCTTTCTTAGGTTTTTCAAGCTCTAAAGTTTCTAACATCTCAATTTTAGACTTCTGGTTTTGTATTAATGTAGCCGCCTTTTCGCAATGCTTAAATAAAGCAAAAATGTTTTGAACTCTGTGAGGTTGGTTAAGAATACGAATCAATTCCTTAAATTCTGTTTCAGTCATAGTGTCCTCCTTTAAATATTTTTAAAGTTTAGACACATAGCTATTGTATTTCAAGAGTTCTAACATTAACATTCTTCATGTAGTATATGCTTTTCATATTACTTTCTCCCAAACTTACCCCGCTCAAAAGGCGGGGTATTTTTTTTGTTTGATTTACTGTTCACTCAGTGTTAACATTTAAGCACGAAAGGAGAATAAAATGAAATACACAAAAGCAGAAGTACAAGCTTTCGTTGATAATTATAAAAATGAGATCGAAGATCTTAAAGCTAAATACGGAACAGGCGTCAGACCCGCTTGGGTTGGCGAAGAAATAGGCATTTTGTATGCCCAAATTGAGAGAGTAAAAGATGAAAACAATTGATTACATATATTTATATGCGCTTGCAGCATTATGGATTATTTTTGAGATAGTTCAATTCGGAGTAGCAAATGGATAATAGGCAGGAGATAAATTCTGTAATTATTAGAATAAAGCGTAAGCTTAATATTATGGAAATAGATCAAATAGAATCAGGCAGCTTCCGTAGTCACGACACGCAAGAATTGTTGGGGCTGATAGATATTTTGGAAAGAAAAATAACTCAAAGATTTGGAGAAGAAAGTGATGAATAATTTTAAATGGCCGAAAAATATAGTGCCTAACGAAAATTTATGGTTTGAGGTTCTACCATTTATGGAGGAAGACGCCGCAATTTGTAATATGAGATTATACAAAAAGCAGGGCATGGTCATGCCGACCAAGACTAAGAAAGTTAGGCGTGTCCCAGAAAACCCAGAATGGAACGACATAGCGCGAAAAATAAAAATGTTAGTTGATGAGGATCTGTCTTCTAAGCTAATCGCAAAAATTATGGATAAGACGCCTCAAAGCATCACGCAATATATTAGACGTTATGACATGAAAAACAGAAAGAAAAACAAATGATAGAGTATTTTACTGGACTTTTTATTTATTATACTGTGGCTAATACAAATGTTTTTACAGTGATTTGGTACGAAAGCGAAAAGAAATGTCTGGAATCCATAATAGACAACGGGCCACTTTATATCATGCTAGAGGCAAACGCTATGCTTTGTAAAAAATCAAATAAAATAAGCAAACAGCCCGTCAAGCCGAAGATAAAGCCTAAAGCTCAATCATAAATCCAATTAAATATCTTGTTTGTCTGTTCGATACGATCATCCAAGCCATGATACCCGCCATTTATTCGGCGGGTTATTTTTTTAATATTATCCTCTGATATTCCTTTATCAGCCATTTCAAAAAGCTTGTTAGCCCTGAAAAACCAAACCGCGCTCTCGAAAGCATATTCTTTTTCTAGCAATGCCGGATTATCTAAAACCTCTGGCAATCTCATGTCACTAGCAAAGGCTCTGTGGTTTTGACGGCCGGTTACTTGTAAAAATCCCCGTCCCAGAAATTTTGCGGCTTCAGACTCGTCGCGGTTTTGCATACGACCCGCGTAAACCTTGCCCGCAAGCTTCTCAGGGTTCTTGGCGTAAGGCTCAGCGCTTGCCACAGTAGGGAAGCGCGACGGCCAGACCGCTTGTATGCGCTCAGGAGTGCTGTAATACAGACTTTCCTTAGTCTTCTTAAAGCCTCCGCTTTCGTGGTGTACTTGGCCAAGCAGATGAGCGCCACGATACTTAGACAGTTCGTAATGCGCTACAATCTTTCTGGCAGTGTTAGGCCCAAAGCTGCCATCGATAACTTCGCAGCCGACTTTTTCCTGTAAATGTTTTAGTGCTTCACTCATTTTTTCATATTCTCTCTAGCTACACCTTTTGACTTCTCAAAACTTCTCATTCCGCCAAGTCCCAAAAGCGCCAAAGTTAAGCTCATTAATTCTTCGCTATTTAGACTAGGAAGAGGTGTATCTGGCGCCCAGATAGACGTCGCCCACTCAGCCAGTGGCATTATAAAAAAGTTTGTTAGCAAGCCGAGGCAGCATACCCACATGATAGCGGGACGAGCGCCGGCCACAAAAATGCTTGAGTGCTTGCTCTGTTCTATATTCGCAGCCGCTTGTGCCGCTTGCAGTCCAATCATTGACTGTTCAAGCTCTGCCTTGATTTTATTCTTGGCGTCTTTGTCCTCTATAAATTTATCGAGGATAGGCGCTGCGGCTCCTAAAATTTGTCCTATCATTTTTTAGCTCCTAATGCGTTAAACCCGAAGAACGCCCCTACAACTGCCGATAGAGATCCGTACATCATCATAAGGACTGCGTCGGCTTGTGCCATTCTCTCTGGTTGCACGATAACTGCAACTGTACTGGCACACATAATTAACAAAACTACCCACGTCATGCGTAACTGATTATCACGCTTGGAATCTTGGTCTTCAAGCTCACGTCTCTTGAACTCAAGCATCATCTCCTTTTCTGAGGGGTCAATTTTTCCGTTTCCGTTTAGGTCGTAATCTTGAGTGTTCATTTAAATATCCCCTGACTATCTTTGAGCTATGGCTCAATATCAACAGTTTACCATTTTTATCGTATCCCGCAAACTTTTTGCCACTTTCCGCTATAATTGAGGATTTACGGGGAGACACGTTAACGTCATACTTGAATGCGTAATCATAACTTGAGCCTTATCTTTTTCGATTTCACAACTTTCGAGATCGCCATAAGATCCTATTTGATAATGTCGAAGGTGATCCGTATTAACAAAATGTAAGAAAAGCAAAACGTAAACCATTACCATTGTCCCTTAGATTTTCCTATCATATATATGATACCGCCAAATAAAACAAACCCGACCATAACAATAACAATACCCACACACCAGTTTATTAAGTTGTCGATCTTTTCTTGGCGCTTGTAGACGGCTTCTTTTTGCATACGTCGCTGTTCTGCCTCAATTTGGACAATGCTTTCCCAAGCAGATGGGCCATAATACAAAGATATATACTCGCGTAACTCTTCACGCATTTCTTTGGCACGCTGTTGGTGCGCCCAGATTTCAATAGCAGAAGTGTCGAAATTGGGACTAACTTTTTTCCAAAGGGGCGGATCTTTAGCTTTGCTACCGAGGTAGTCTAAGTCAGATACAGCTTTACCGAAGTTAGAAAGATCTTTGCCAAGTTCGCTTATTTCTTTACCAGTATTTATCGCTTTCTTAATCGCGGAAAAAGCGCCCGTGGCGAGGGCTATAGCTGATGCGGGTTCAATCATCTGCCCTTGTCGCGTTGATAATCCATGTATTCGATAGTGTTTTCTAATACTGCTACACGCTTTTGCAGCTCCATAATTGATACCATATGTTTCGCCTGAGACGCTGCTTCCTCCCAGAGCAACTCCGAGTCTTCCCATAATTCCTCATCGGCCTCTTCAAATTCTTCTTGCCATTCAACAAGTATATCTATCATCTCATCGATGTTATCTGCATTTTGCTCAACATCTCTAATGAGATTAGTCCTATCAGTAGCGTTGTTCTCTGCCGTGAGAACAGCAATATCCTCTGTTAAGCTAGTAATAGTCGCCGCCTGTTGGCTTACCCACCACACACCTCCGGCAAGCTGAACGGCCAAAGCCGCAACCAACGCAATTGGGAGTTTCATGTTTTCCATCATCTCGCCTCAAAAAGTTTATCTAGCTTAGCCTCAAGCTTGTCCAGTCGGTCTATTACTCGCCCGACGTCTATCTCTTGCCTATGCAAACTAACGTACTCACGGGCAAGCTCTTCGCGTGTGCGGTTCAATAGAATCGTAACGCGACGCAACTCTCCGTGTTGGTAGCGTATCCACCAGACCCCTAATGCCATCGAGGAGCCTAGAACCATGTCAACTATGTTTATTTCCATAACGGCTCCGTTTTTCTCTTTTTAACATATTTTTGTTTATATTGAAATAAGGGGTTGTGTTAACAGTTTGTTAACGGTAAGGTGTATGTATAACGAATCAAAGGAGAAGTAAAAATGGCAATATTCAGCATAGCATCAGTAGACGGAAAGCTAAGCGGCGAGTTCAAAGGCTCAAGCGCTCAAGATGCTGCAATGGCTGCTTTCAGAGCTTGGGGTTCAGAGCTACAGTCAAAAATCGAAGTTACTAGACAGGCTCCAAAACCAATCAAAGCTAACAAGTCTTACAAGTGTGATTGCTGCGGATGCGACATCAACAAAGGTGACGGTTACTTCAGAGTTAATCGACGCGTTGGTAACCCTAAGAACGACACCATAATCAATGGCGCTATCGTTCATAATCATTTTAATTATACAGCTCAGATCTGTGTAGCTTGCAAATAAGGAGAAGTAAAAATGAAAATTAGATGGACAACAAGAAACATCGATAATGATGAACTAATTCAAGAATATACACATAGTTACACTAATTTAGAGTTCGTTGAGGATACTACTAAAAAAGAAAAAGAAAGATTACAAAATGGTTTGAGTATTGTCCGGTATTCAAAGTTGTCAAACGGCAAAGCATATTGGAGTCATGTCGGTCAGCCAGAGAAAGCAGGGGTTTAACAACCCCCTTGCACTATTCTCACAATCTGTTAACGATGCGTTAAAGGAGACAAAAATGGATACTGAAAAAGAAGAACGAAAGATCGGTCAGGTCGGTCCTCGTATGGAGGAGGAGCTTATCGATCTTGCTAAGGACAAAGCCAATCGTATGGGGATTTCTCTTAATACATACTTTAGGTCGTTGGTACTCAAGGATCTGAAAAAAGATAAGGTGAAGTTTAAGCATGATTATTGGCATTGATTGCGGCTACCGCACCGGCGGCGTAGCGTTGGTCTCTGACGATTGGTCAGAAGTCCACGACTTGCCAGTATTTAGCGAGGGCGGCGTCAACGTGGTTGCGCTCATGGAGATTATCACAAGCGTCGAAAAGGTAGGCCACATTTACATCGAGAAACAGCAAGCCATGCCAAAGCAGGGGGTAAGCTCCACATTTAAGCTAGGTTATGGGTTTGGCCAGATTGTAACGACGTGCGCTTTGTCGCGGTCGCCTTATACACTTGTAACGCCAAACAATTGGAAGCGGTCGATGAATTTGCCAAAAGATAAAGACGCCGCAAGACGTCTAGCTTCTCAA